AAGGCATCACGCTGAGTTGTTTGCTCAATCAAATACGGCGTAAAGACCTCAGGAATGATTACGTCCGACCTTACGGTGGCCATAAAAATTACCAGAAATTAGTTTTACGATGTGGGTCACAAACCCGATGGCTCAGCACAGCCTTGCCTTATGACAATATATTAGCGTGCAACTGAATTTTTCAAGCGATCATATAAATCTTTGTCTGTTCTATAGAGCCTCATTTGTTCAGTAATATTGAAACTAGCTTTCTCAAAGGGGTTCTTAGTTCCAGCAGGGATTTCGCCACTACTAGATCTACCAGCAGGAGCACCACCACCTTGAGGTTTTGGTTGCTTTAAAATGTAATCAGGTAATTTCCCTTTTGCCCACTCGTTTACAGGCGTTCTTTCATAACCATCAACAACAACAGGAACTCCGTTATCTACCTCTATTTTTTCTTTTGGTAGAAAATTATTTAACACTAAAGTTGGATCGTGAACTATTTCCGCCAAGGCTTGTACGGCGGGGGAAACAAGTTCCAACTCTCGTACTTTTGTTTCAAGTTCTGTGATTTTATTATCTTTTTCTGTTGATCGTTCTCTGAATTGATCTTCAAGTTTTGTTCTTGCTTCTGTGTACTTTCCTTGTTTCTCAAGCTCAGCTTGTTCAGCATTGTTTTTAAAATCAATTAAAGCTTGAACATCAACATCAGGAATGGATTTTGCTTTTGCTTTTGCTTTCTTTGTTTCGTCTAATAGCTCTGCGTTTTTTTTACGCATTGCATCCAATTCAGCTTTAAGATTCTCTTTTTCGGAATCAACAGATTGCTCCACAGGAGCAGTTGTTTCGTCAGGCATAAAACCCACAAGGTTGTTAAAGTAGTCTAACAATAACTCTTCTTTCTATGTCTGCATACGTTGAACTGATGCAATTAAGAAAAGATGCACTCCGTAACGGTAATAAGAAAAAAGCAAGAGAATATATGGCTGCTGCTCAGAAACTATTAAAAGAAGGTCAAGTTACATCCAAAGACCACCTTGGGGCCGCTTATACCTAAATTCCTTTATATACAATTTTCAAAAGGTCTTTTGCTAAAGAATCAGACAAGGCATTGAATTTAGGCTTAGTAAAGTTTTCTCCTACTTCCCAATCCAATATCTCATCAGCGAGTTTACCTAAACCTCTTTTATCTAATTCGTTTTTTACGTTAAAAATATTGCCACTTAATTTTTTATATACTTTAAAATTAGATAAAGATTTATCTCCAACCATATCTTGAATAACAAGTTGACCTGATTCATCTGCTCCTGTTTCTAATCCTAAAGCCTCTATTAATGCTGCTTTAGGGTTTATTTGTGCTAAACCAAAATCAATAACCGTTCCTTTATTTGTTTTTTCATCAAAGAAAAAGTTTTCTGCGTGCATATCATTATGAGCTATCCCTTTTAAGTGCATTTCTTTACGGGCCTTAATATATTGATTGAACATAGATTCTCTTTGTTGCGGTTTTTTAGGATTTAGAAAATCACCATAACTTGAGTTGTTTCCACGTAATAGCTCTTGAATTGTTTTTCCTTTAGCTTGTGTCATAACAAAAGATCCTTCTCTTGTTTTTATATGTTCAAAGCCTTTTAATTCTGTCCCTTTTTCAAAGGCTCTTGTAGCAATATCGCTAGAGAATTTCCAGTCTGTTGTATATTTTTCGCTTAATACTTTTGGACTAATACCAGTATCTTTTAATTTATTCAAAGCCTCTACTTCGTATCGACCAATAGTTCCTTTCTTAATTACAGTTGGAGGATCTCCATCTAATTTATAAGCACTAGCAAAAGCACCACTTCCTAAATAATTTTTCTCAGTATTTGCTTGGGCTTTTCTTAATGCTTCATCAGGATCCCATGTTGTTGTAAAAGGATCTTTTTTAGTAAGTCTCAAAGGAGCTGTTCCTGGTCCCGCTATATCAGGACGTTTTATCTGCGGAGATTTCTTAATATCAGAAGGCTTTCCATATCTTTTTTCTAATCTTTTTAATGATACTTCTGTTCCATCTTCCCTCATAAACTTAGACATTGCTTTATCTGCTCCATACTTGTCGGCAAGACGATTAAAATATTTAGCCTTTTCTTTTCCTAATGCTTTTATTTGTTCTGGCCCAGGGGTGAATTGCGATAATTTTCCTGACTTTGTTTCAGCTCTTTGATCATAAAGCCATTTTCCATAAGTTGTATTTGCAGGAACAGGCCCATCAGCACTTGCTCTTTTCCCTACAGGAGGAGGAGTGAATCCATATTTCTTATAGTTAATTACAGCTACAGTTGTAGATCTGCAACCAAAATGTTGAGGTGGTAATGGTCCCTGATCATATTTGAAAACTTCTCCATCCAAGTCCCTACAAACAGGAGAAGTTCTTGAATCCAAAGTAGCTACATAACGATATTCTTCTGTAATATCTCGATTTGCTTTGTAAACACTTTGACTAGCAGCGTTAGAAACTTGATGAACACTGGTTCTAACAATTGTATTTATCTGATGCTTAGCCATATTTAAGGGGGATCCAGCTAATGCTGTCTGAAAAGTATTACCCTGCTCTCCAAACTCCAAAACTCCTGTCATTTGCCTTGCAATTTCAGAAGTAGGCTCACCCGACAATAATCCAGTTCTAATTGATTGATTAAATTGATTTACTTGTTTAGAAGCTAAACCTCTAAATGCTTTTTGAATAGTTTCACCATTAGGCAATAGTATTTCTGATCCTTGTCTTGCCGTTAAATTAAATTTTCCTTGATCACCTAAATCAAATTTAATAGGTGTATTTGTAACAACGGCTTTTGCAAAACTAGGACTAATAGCAACAGAGCTGACGCTTGATTCAATAGATCCTATTCCTTTTATTTCCGCAACCTTTTCTTTCATTCCATTAGGAATAGATTTTCTCATTTGTTCTTCAACAAATCCAGCTTGAACTTTTGCTATTCCTTCCAATTCTTTTATCATTATTGCAACACTTTCTTTTTCCCAACTAGATAAAGTTTTTTTTGTTTGTTTTATTAAAGCCCTTAGTCGTGCTGCTTTATATGCTGGCCCTTTCTTTTCATTTGTTTTTGATAATTGTTGTATAGATTTAAGTAACACACTAGTATTTGCTTCTCTAATTTTTCTCGCTAGACCAGTTCCAAATCTATTTAGATCTATAGCGTTTCGATAAAAAACACTTGGAACTCCTTCACCTTCAGAGACTTGTCTTGACATTATTCATCTAATTCAACTTCTTCAGGCATCTCTTCTGTTATTTCTTCTTGAGGTTGTTCCATATCAACCAATCCTCCCATTTGCGTTGCTTCTAATTCTTCTTCAATATTAAATTCATCCCCTAAGACTTCCCCTTCTTCTAACTGCTTTAGTAATGTTTCTTGCGAAATCGTTCCAGCAGTATAAAGTTGCAGCAAACTTCCTATTTCTTGCGGATCAAGGCGAGCTGCTAAAAAGTCACGATTTACAAAACTACTTCCAGCTTCGTTGCTTCCTAAATAATTTGCATGAAATAGGAGACAATTATCAATCAAATCTTGAATCTGCTGTGCAACGACCATCATTGTTGAGTCTCCTTGAGATCGGTCTATTCGTTTTGACTCTGCTGTTTCTGCGGATAATTTTTGTCCTAATACAGCCGCTAAGCCCAGATTATTTATTTGCTTTTCAAGGCGATCTAAACGTTCAAATTGTGCATTAAAACTTTTACCATCTGGCTCTATATATTCAGCTTTTCCTTCAGCAGGAAAGGCAATTGCTTCTCCTGGTCCAGCACTTACTTCTTCACTTGATTGAGGAAAGCCAAAGAAGGCCAACATCGGAACAGCACTGATATGAAGCTGGTTGTCTAAGTCAGATTGAATTTGATAAGCCTTTAAATTTAATTCTGCTATATCTTCCATAGGAGGACGTGACTCCATAAAATTTACCCTGTTCGCATAAGCAACAGCAAAAGGAATCTCTGTTAATGACGTTGTTCCTTCTTCATACAAAACATATTCAGCTTTTTTTTCATCTTTACGATGTAATTCATAATTGCCAGGAGTTAATACCCTGATTTGTTCAACTTCTTTTTCTCCATAATCACCATCTGGGACAATTACTTTTTCTAAAAGTCTAAGTTGTGTAAATTTCTGCATCCCATCAATAACTTCGGTCCTCCATCCCAATATTTCTCTAGGGGTATAAGTAACCCAATATGGACGACCTTTATCACCAGATGCAGGAGCATCAACTAAAACACCAACATGTCCATATCTAATTGCTAATCTTGATGTTTCATAAGTCCAAACATTTAAATCATTTCCCTGAAGATCTACATCGAATAATTGTTCTCTAATAACGTCACCAATATCATTCAACCGAACAGGTTTCCTAACTAACATTCCTCCTAACATCTTCTCGATGCGTTGTAGATATGGAGGAACAACAGAACGAGCTAAACGATTGTCATATTGATCATCTAATTCCCTTGGTTCTTGAGGTAAATATCTTCTGTGCTTTTTCCTAATACCAAAAGTTCCGCTTTGTAAATCTTCACTTAAGATCCAATGCGGTTCCATATTCTGCCAAGCAAAACATGGGTCTTCTACCGTCACACCTGCGGCGGCTTTTTCTCGGTTGTAATAGTTGTAGCCGCTATACATGATGAAACTTCAACGCTATGTGAATAGTTTAGTCTTAATACAGCCTAATACCCGTACCTCTTCCTGCTCTTGCATATAAAGGATTGAACTCTCTCCATACCAAATAACCAAGGGCATCGTTGGCATGATCATAACCAGATTCTTTGTCTGGTTCTCCTTTTTCCGTATAAGACTGAAGTTCTAAACACTCTATTAAGCATCTGCAACAGGAAGCAATCTCCAATCGTATTTTTCCTTGTCCGTTCTCAAGAAGAGCTTGGACAGACGAGACTCTATCTCTGATCGGTGGGTTTGCTTTCGGACTTTGATTTGTGAATCCATAACCTTCGAGTATGGATATATCGGTTTGTGCTGCATTGGTAGAACGATTGCCTCCTGAAGAATCTGGATAAATTAAGATCCGCCTATGTGGATACCTTCGGCGAATTTCTTGAGCAAGAGCATCAGTATCATGTGCCCCTGTAATTTCATCAATTATGATTAACTTTTCACCTGTCCGCACCCCTATTATGGCTGACATGTTGGAAATGTTAAAATCAATTCCAATCCGTAAAGGTTCGTCTTCAAAATTAAACTTCTGATCAGTGACATGTAATTGTCGATTGAATCTGTCATAAACCTGACCAGTTGTTAAATTAGTAAATTCTCCATTCAAATAAGCTTGTAAGAGACTTGGATCATAGTTAGCTTCTAATCGTTCAATAAAGTCTTGAGGTAGATGAGGATTATCTGTTGTTTTCATTTTTATTAATTTACGATCATCTCTTTTCTTGGCCTCATCAGATCCAAACGTATTCCACATCCATCTGAAACCTTCAGGAGTAGAAGCGGCGGCAAATTGTCGAACATTTCCAGAACGTAAACGACCAAGGATCTTTGGAAACGCTTTACCTGCAATAGAAGGTGAAACAGTATCTATTTCATCAGCAAGAACAAAAGCCAAGTTAAGACCAATAATTCTTGACCAATTCTCAAAAGATCTACATAGAATTTTGGTGTCAACGCCCAAATGTAAAACATATTCAGGGAGTGGTGAAGCTCTGAATGTATAAGGAATTTCATAGTCTTCTAAAAAAGTTTCAAAATCTGTTAACCAAATATCTCTAATTAGTGGACCTGTTGGTTCCATTACACATCCTGTAAATCCTTTATTTAAACAAGCAAGTTCTACTGTTTTGGCACATAACGCTCTGGTTTTTCCAGCTCCATAACCTGCTGATAATCCTATTATTTCTGTAGAAGAGTCTTCAACAAATGCACGTTGAGAAGGATGTAAATCATTATGAATACGCTTCAAAATGTCTTCAACAACTAAATCTTCCGTATAACCAGATTGGTGTAAAACATGTCCTTGATTACAAGTAAGAAGAATACTCACGAACAAAGAGAAGTAAGTTTTGCAGCAGTGTTAATAGCCCCAAGTGCCACATGTAGTTGACCAGCTCTACGGGCTTCCATTTGAACTGTTGATAATTGTCCTAACAAATCTGCAATCATTTGAGGTCGATCTATATCAAAATCTTTTTTCATTTTTTCTCTTGCTTTTTTCAGGTAAGTATCCACAGTTCTTTCTGATACCCCCCAGTTCTCTGCTGCAAATCGTATGCAATCGGATCTTCTTCCACCATTAGAAACAATTCGGACAAAACGATTCACTCTATATTCAACTTCTGCTTGTGTGGATTTAGAAGCGGCCATTAAACAATTCCTAGTTTCTTTGCAGCATCAGGATTTCTAGGTCCAACATAGCGGAAAGATGCTGTAACTCGATCATCAGCAAAAGATTGCCTGAACAAATTAACTGATTTATTTCGATGTTTCATTTTTTTTACTTTGGCATTTGCAGTATTTACAGAAGGTTTTCTTGTCATTTTCCATAGAGGTGATCTTGCTCTGTAGGCAACCATCGCTGGATTTGCTGTAACAGAAGTATATTTACGGCCTCTAATTCCAGAATAAGCAGACGCAATAAAATTAGAAAGAGCGTTACCTATTCCAATACCTTGAAAATCAGGTAAACAAACAGTTCTATGCTCTTTCCATTTTGTTCCTGATGGGTGCATTAAGTGCATAACAGCAGTAAAAGCTATTGGTCTTCCTTGGAAGAAAGCACAAAAACATTTAGAAGCTTTATGACAAGCATGACTTAAATAGTGATATTTACTGAAGATTTTCCAGTAATCGTTTGGTACGGGTCGAATGTCGAGAGAGATTTGAGGTCGCCGAAGACAGTCTCTTGCAAAACGAGAAGTAGAAGGATCGTAAACCCAATCAGGTTCTAACCATTCAAGGATGTCGTAATGACAAGAAACAGCGACAAATTTCTGTTTTTTTCTTCTAACTGCTTTAGCGATAGCAGCAGAACCTACTTGAGCAACAGTTCTGTCTACAACAGAAGTAAATTCATCAACAACAAGAAGATCAGGAGATTCTGCTAATCCTCTAGCAATATTGACTCTAAATTGTTCCCCATTAGAAAGAACATGAAAAGGTCTTAACCAAGAAGGAGGACTAGAGAATCCAACTGAAGATAAAAGTCCTGTTATATCTTTAATTCCCATTGACTTAGGGAACGAATCAACAATTGAAGATTCAGGATTCCATTTGTATTCTTGTTGAGCTTTTTTTGGGAATAATTCGTGAGCAAGAGTTGATTTACCACAACCTGAAGGACCAACAATCACTCCAACATTCCAATCAAAATCATCAATAGGAATATCAGCAGTCCATTCAACTGTTGAAGTTGGTGATGGAGTAACTTCAAAAATCCCTTCTAATTGAAGAACTCTAGGAGTTCTTTTAATAGTGGAAGATCTTAAGTATTTAAGGCTCGGCATTTAAATCCTTGATTAATAAGAGTTTCGAGAGAAGCAGATTGTTCTTCTTCTGTAGAGCACTGAATCATAATTTGAAAAGATTCAGATAACTGTTCAGATTCATCATCAGCGATGTCATCTTCTTCCACACCTAATATTTCATTAATATCATCCTCAGAGAACCAAGGAGAAAGATTAGTTTCTTCTCCTAATTGTTGAAGCATTTCTCCATCCCATTCGGATAAATCAGAGGTACGATTATCCGCTAAGTTTGCTCCTGTTTTTTGATCATTAGACCAATTAGTTCTTTTAACTGCAATTAATTCATCTCCTTCTGTTTCTATAACTCTAACTTTGTCAATACCTAATTCTTTAGCCGCTTCAACAGTACCGTGACCTGCAATTAGCATGTTGTTTTCATCTATAACAACAGAACGAGCAGCACCGTAACGTTTTAAAGATTCTTTAATTAGATGAGAAGATTGAGGAGTTCTTCTTCTTGCATTTTTCGGATCAGGGGTTAGATCAGAAAGTTTTGTAGAAGATGTCATTAAAAATCATAACTATTCCGAGTATATCTAATGCCAATAAAAAAGCCCCTTGAGGGGCTGGATTGTTAGAGCCATTCGTTTGGATAAACGACTCTTGCCTGTTGCTTATCTTTTAAAAATCTTTTCAAATGATCGAAATGAATTGATTCAATTTCGAGAAGGAAAGGATTAATTTTCCGATAAGGGAGAAGAGCTTCTTGTAGATCGTCTTCAAAAGTTGAATCGATTTTCTTAAGCATTTGTCTCCTCCTTTCTTGCGATTCCTTCGATGGCATCTTCTAAATCGAGAGTGGAATCAACTAAATCTACGAGCAATTCGTGCTGTTCGACTAATTCTTCCCATTTCTCGTCAGAGAGTCCTGTCCGCATTTTGTGAAGAGCATTTGTAACTTCAATTGCTGCTTCAAAAATGGCGGGGATGCGATCAAAAACCGTTTCGGATTTTTGAACCGCTTCAGTAATCGCCTGAAACGTAGTGGTCATTTGGTTTTCCAGTTGCGTGTGAATCGAACGAATCCGTCCGATAACACATTAATAAGACAAAAATGCGGTTTGACGGCATAATTGTTATATTTCGTAGCAATTCGTAGAGGTCAGTTATATTTTGTTGAAAAACTTTGATTAAAAGCGTCCAGCTTGGACCTCAGACCTTAAAAGGTATTGATATAATTAAATGTGGCTCAAATGCCGCATCAACACACGCACCTTGAAAATTTATGTCATCTAACCAAGAGTTAAATGGACCTTGTATTGTTACTAAATACATGGGTCCAACTAATTACAGAGGTTCAAGAATTAAAGCAACTCATAAAAGGGATAGCGAAAAAACTTGGAGTAAAACCCTTAGTTGGGATTACAAGCTCGACCCAATGGAGAACCATCGTGCCGCAGCCCAAGCGTTAATCGAAGCGTGGCCATTTAACGAGTACAACAAGTTCAAGTTAAAAGCCAGTGGATTCGATCATAACCACTATTACTTTCTTGCAGTTTCTATTTAATTTTTACCTCTACTAATTATGAAATTTCAAACTCTTTCGTTTCGTGTAACGGATCGTCAAGGCTATTTCCTAAAGGAATTAGCCAAAAACGACCAACGAACTTTAGAACAACTTCTTTATATTCTTCTTGTCGAAGGTTCAAGTTATTATCTTGAATGCCGTCAGGTTTCAGTTAAGAAAAGAACAGAAGACTTTACGAAAGAAGAATTAGAAAAGATAGCAAAATGGGACAAAGCAGAAAAAGAGAAAGAACATCCTTTCCCTTCTGACTGCCACGTTTGCCGCTATTTTGACATTAAAGAAATCGAAGAAGTTCTAGATTCTTTAACGGATAATATCTTCAACGAAGAATTAATCAATTGGAGAATCAGCTACCCATTCAATAAGGAAATTAAACAGGAAGACTTAGAAGATTTAAAAATCGATAAGTCAAAACCTATTAACATAGTTCCTATTTCCAAGGAGGGTAAATAGAGAATGTCTAAAGTTCACTCTCTTTCCATTCATCCTCCTTACGTTGAAGAGATTCAACTGGGTTACAAAACGTTCGAACTCAGGAAATACAATCCACGGATCCACCGTGGATCCTGGGTTGCCATATACGAAACGAAACCAACAATGGCCATTACCACGGTTTTTCAAGCAGGGAATACCCTCGTAGAAGAACCTCAATGGTTTTGGGATAACCACCATTGTTCACTTGGCATAGATAAAGAGGCTTACTTCGAGTATTTCAAAGGGAAAAACACCATTTTCGCTTTAGAAATTTTAGAAGTTCGTACATTAGATAACCCAATTGGGTTAAAAGAGATGAAATACAGGTACAGGATTCATCCTCCTCAAGGCTGTATTACCATCAAAGGAACAATTCCTTCACGCATACGAGACTTGATCAATTAAATTTGCTATAGTCAGTCTGCGTGTGAAAGAAGTCCCGTCTTCAAAGGGGCTTCTTTTTTTTTGTGATTATTCAGGAACAGTAAGATCCGCTTGTTCTGCCGCATTGAGAATATCCGCAGTTCGTACAAGATATTGCATTAAACCAGCAACAACTTGGGGATCTAAACGCTCTCCATCATCAAGAGCATTATCAAGGATCGCATCAGCAACATTTTCAGATTGAGCGAGGAGAAGAATAAGACGATCAACAACGGGTTGATTCTTTTTTGAGACGTGCATGAGACAAAAATGAGACTAGATAGTGTTCCCACGTTCCCAGGCGTTCCTACCTTTCTTACAAACTTACCTGAGCTATATATATATCCCATATATACCTATCTCTATATTTATATATAAAACATAGGGAACAAAGGGAACATATAGTAAGAAGGTAGTTACTGAGTGGTTTTCGAGCGTTCCCAGTGGTGGGAACAAGGTGGGAACAGGTGGGAACTTTAGGAGCTTGGAGGGTTCCAAACCCATTTAGGTGTTCCCTCCACTCTTTTTTTCTTTCTCTCATATTTCAGACTTTTGAGAATAGATGAGACGGTCATGGTGTCAGATTTTGTTTGTCGTTCTACTGGTTTTTCTATGGCATCGGTCAAGAGTAATTCAATGGTTACGTCTTTAATTTGATTCGTAGGATTATTTAGCCATTGGTTAATTACGGTTAACCAAGGAGAGTCAACCATGTATCCAAGATTTTCTTTTTCGATTTGATTTTCCTGTTCAAAGGTTAGGAAATGGCTCTCTTTATTTTTCCAAGATTGAACACTCGCTGCCCATATTGCGTCTCGTTCTAACTGCAACGAATCAAGATCAATTGATGTAGCGGTGCAAGGAATAACATGAAAGCGGCGGTTGCCAGTGTCATCAAATAACAAACCTGATTCTTTATTAGAGGAACCAACGATGATGCCAGAACGAGGCCATTCTTCTACAGCTTTACCGTAAGGAACCCGTAAGAAGTCGGTAGCACGAGATAAAAAAGATTTAATATGACCAGCATGTTTTCTAGATGTGATCGAATCTAATTCGGCCCATTCCATTCCCCATGATCTGTGCAAAGTCAATATCGAATCTTTCGAAGAAATATCATCAAGAGCGTCCGAGAAAAAGGGGCCAAAGAGCGTTTGCCAAAAGGAAGATTTTTTTATCCCCTGCTTACCTTGAAGAACAGTTGCAGAATCATGTTTACAGCCAGGAAGATATACACGTCTCACGGCGTTTATCAGAGTTACCTTAAGCATTGCATCGTAGATTGTTGGTTCATCAATAGATGCGTCTTGCGGTCTAAGATATGTTGTTGCTAATCGGTCTATATATGTAGGTTCAACTTCAGAAGAAACGTGATCTAAATAAAGGCGGACAGGATCATATTTATTTTCATGTGCAACTTTTAGCAGACAATCAATTGCCATTTGCTTTTCTACTTTATATCCGAGTTCAGCAAGCGTTAGATAAAACAGTTCGATGTTTTTGATTACTTCACCGTCCATTTCAATTGAGTGTGAAAAAGTATTGAAGCGAATTTCTTGCTTTGACTTTCGTAGGAATGAAATTAATTCTTGTGATGTGAGCTGTTCAAGTTTTGAAGGGATCGGAGTTGTTTCTTCTGCTTGAATAGGAACAACAGACTTAGGAAACACCCTTGGTGGAGGAGTCCAACCATCTTCTTTAGCAAATTTTTGAAGTGTACCGAGCGAAATGCCAGAGCGTTTAAAAGAATCCCATTTCTTTGCACATTCGCCTGGTTGATATTTGCTGTTCTTCTGAGATAGGTCTTCCCAATCTGCGAGGAGCGAATCTCCTGCGGAGTGAGCTGCCATTCCTATTTTTAACCATTGATCATAATCATCAATTCGATTTGGGTTAATTGATTGAAGAAGTGAACGAGCTTTATCAATGTCTGAATTAAAAACCTGAACAGGTGCAGGTTTGTTTTTCTTTTTTGGTTGATCCATCATCTTTTCGATAATGGCTAAAGGTGCTTCTGATATTTCAAGATCATTGGGTGAGCGTCCATCCATCCACCTGTAACCGTCAGTTGTTGGATGTTTACCAGAGACAATTGATTGTGCTCCATTCCATCTAAGTTCTATTTGTTCAACTGATCCATCAGAATCTTTAACACCAGTTTGAAATTTGCGTGTTTTAATCTTTGACCAGTATTTCTCTGGAATTTTATATATGAGTTGAAAACGACCAACACGACCAGAAGTCACCATCCAAGAAGGAGGTAAAGAACCAATAGAGAAGCCCCATTCTGTAAGTACTTCAGAAGCAGATTTACCATCGTGATCGAGGAAGAGAAGACCTCCGCTAGGAGTTCCGCAACAAACACCAATACCAGTAGATCGACCTGCTGTAATTTCTTTGAAAAGCTGTGCTCTTGTTAATGGATTGTTTTGCCAATCATTTTGATAGGGTCTTTTATTTTGAACGGCGACAAAACCCCAGTCCTTCGGCAAGCGAAGAATTTCATCTTTAATTGTCATTGGATTATCTAGTTAGCTGAGATTCGTAAGCGTCAAGCTGTTTTTTAGTCATCGCATGACGGATGATTGTCCTAATAAAACCAGCTCTAGAAAGCTCAGGCGGTTTATTTTCGTCTAACCATTTTATTTGTTCTTTAGTTAGCTGAGTGTTGATTGTCTTCAACTCGATGTCTAAGTCCACTGGGGTTGTTTTTGTAGTAGATATGTGTAAGATACCACTAAATCCAACCCCGTCAATGATTCAACTTAGAGAGTATCAAAAAGAGGCAGCCGATAAGCTTTATTGGTTACTCGCACGAAAACAATTTGCTTATCTCATGGGTGAGGTAAGGACTGGCAAAACATTGACCGCTTTAAGTTTGATTGAACGGTTAGGCATCCAACGGTGTTTATTGGTGACAAAGAAAAAAGCAATCCCAAGCATTGAAAAAGATGCCAAAGCTTTAGGACTGCAAGATAAAGTTTTGATTATTAATTATGAACGGCTACCTAAATTTGCGTGGACGTTCTGGCAGTTATTGATTGTTGATGAAGCACATTCCATTGGGGCGTATCCGAAACCAAGTGGTAGATGGAAGAACTTAAGACAGATGAGTTATGAAAAAGTCTTGTTAATGAGTGGAACAGCCTCACCAGAATCTTATTCACAGCTATACCACCAGATGACATTGCACCGTCCAGTTTGGGCGCAATATAAAAACTTTTATGAATGGGCTAAGAAAGGTTATGTGGATATTGGGGAAAAATATATTGGCACGGGCCAAACCGTAAACGATTACTCCAACGCTAATAAAGAATTAATTTTGAAGGATATTGATCCGTATGTTGTGCGGATGACTCAAGAAGATGCAGGATTTGAAACCAAGATTGATGAAGCTGTCCGATATGTAGAGATGAATGAAACAACGTATGGATTAGCTCAAGATATTATTGACGATGGAATATCTACTCTTGAAGGTCAAACAATTCTTGCCGACACAGGAGCAAAGAAACTAAGCAAATTAAAACAGCTTTATTGTGGAACGGTTATTCCAGAAGAAAGTAGTAAGGGAATTATTTTTGATCGGTCAAAAGCTGAATACATCAAACAACGATATGGAAACCATAAGCTTGCAATTATGTACTGCTATGAAGCAGAACGCAAAATGCTCTATGAAGCGTTTCCTAATGCAACCGATAGTCCAGAAGAATTTAATGCAAACAGGGATGCAGTTTTTATTGGGCAGGTAAGAGCCAGCCGTGAAGGAGTGAATTTAAGTAGTGCAACGTATCTTATTTTTCTGGGAATAGACTTTGCAGCACTCTCGTACCTCCAAGCTCGCGATAGAAGCAGCTTTCTTGGACGTGAAACGCCCCCTAGAATTAGGTATATATTTGCGGCGAATGGAATTGAAACTCGAATTTACTCCACAGTCCGAAAAAAAGAAAATTTCACAATTTCTCATTACAACAAAGTCCGAGGCGAATTATCAAGCGAAGCTGGTAAAAAAATACGAGAAAGACGGTTACGAGGTGATCAAGCTGCTTAAGACAAATAAAAATGGTTATCCTGATCTGCTATTGCTTAAACCGAATGAGGTGCGATTTGTTGAAGTGAAGGCACTGAAAGGACGGTTAAGTAAGATTCAGGAATATCGAATAAAAGATCTACGCTCTAAAGGCTTTCCCGTTGAAGTTGCCAGATCACCTGATTAAGTTAATATTTTGATACATGGGATGGAATGTTCCCCATCACCGAGTCCCATGTATAGAAAGAAGTAAGGGTGGCTGACGGCTGCCCTTATTTCATGTCTGCAATTATTCTATCGACTAAAACGCTTTTCTTCACATGGCTTTTAGTATCTGCTAACGGTTGTAACTGTCTATTTGAGAGCTGCATTAGACCAGCTTTGAAACCTTGAAGACCAACAGGACTACGATAAACAAAGGGAGTTCCAAGCCAGGAGAGTACTTTTCTCATAATGCCTTCATAAGGGTTTACATGCTTTCATAAGGTGCTATACTGAATAAGTCACCAACCCCTTTTGACATGACATCATCTACCGTCAAGATTCCTTCAAAATTGACCAGAGCCGTTTTGTTCTCCAAGAATCAAAATCTCGAATCAACAAACGAAGGCTTGACACGCAGGGTTAGCAACCTTGAGCAAGAAGTTACTATTCTATTTGCCATTGCTGGAATTGCTACAGTTTGGGCCTTAATTTTTTAATCATTTGCCCCGTCAGTTCGGGGCTTTTTTATTTGTTTATAAAACAATGGCAGCAACCCCACGGTACAAAATCAACGATCTTGTCAACAAGAAAAGGAACACAGGAGTCTTCCTAAAAATCAGTTCTCTCGTTGGAAAGGTGTCATCAATGAAGGTGAAGCACAACAAGAAAGGCACTCCCTGTATTTACTGCACGGTCCGTTGGGAGGATGGTCGCTCTAGCGAGCACGCTCAGCACATGCTGGTTCCTGCACCGTGAATAAGGAGTCAGGCGGCCACCAACCCCTGACAGCCGCCCAACGTCCAAACCTAATGTATCTATTTTTCCCGATGACCTCACAGGAAGTTTTCAACACCTTTAATACTGTTATTGAAAGTGCTGAAGCCAGCCCGTTTTTAAGGCACATAGCCAAAGCAGCTTTAGTTGCAACGCCTGATGATAAAGCTTTAATTATGCGAACTTGGCCCAAGTTTGTTCAGAACTACGGTCCAGGTTCTTCTTTATATAAGGAGGATTTATGAACAGAATACATGAACCTGAAAATGTGTTTAAGCAATTACTTAAGCAATGTTTTAAACAAAAAATTTTCAAGGAAAAACAACACCATTATTCTGCACCTTTAGAATTTACTTCTTGGAGGCAAATACTTGGTCACTTAGTTGCTTTAGATACAGTTTTTTATAAAGTAATGGAAATTGGAAATACGTGTGACAAAGAGGCATCTATAGTAGGAAGTTATGTTCTTCATCAAGATTCTCCAGTTAGGAATATTTCAAGAAATCTTGGCAAGGCATTTCTAAAAACTTCTACTAGGGGAATCATTAAACCTCCTATAGCTTTTGAACATTTCATCATCAACCTACCAAAAGGGTTGCTATTTGATGAATTAAATCAGCCTTTAAATGCGTTATTAGTGATGACTGGTGAGTATTTTATAAAAGCTTGTTTATACCGCAAAGTTAAACTTACTATGGTTAATCCAGATGGAAAACATTTTTACGGATTTGATGGGCTTTGGATTATTGGTCTTTGTAAGGATGGCAATGTTTTTATTGACACAACAAAGTGGGGAAACATGGGTCATGAAAAAAACAATCCAAATCTAAAACCCCATTGTGGTATTGATCCGATCTACAAAATAGAAGCCGATGTCGTTGCATCAAATATGCGACAAATTGCTGTTCATTCGTTGCTAACAATGGCTTACAAGCCAGAATTGTTATCTGAATCAAAACCAATTTCTTCAGGTCATGGTTTTCGTGAGTTTGGTAAACATAGAGTAAGAAATAACGTATGGATTGGAAAAGAATTTATAAGTAAAACCAGAAACAGATCGCAATCTGATGATCGTGAAGGTTCTCCATTAGCTTCTCATTGGAGGAGAGGTCATTGGCACACTTATTTAACTGGAAAGAAGAGAGAAAAGCACTCTTTAAAGTGGATTGAACCTATCCATGTCAATGCAGCCCAGTAGATTTCACTATGAACGATTTACCACTTTATAAGGAGGAATTATGACCCAAGGCAGCGTACAAATCACAAACGCCCAGTACCACAAAGACCCTGCAATCTCAGCGTCAATGTTAAAGGTCATGGCAAAACATGGTCCTAAGTCTTACTGGAATAGTTTTCATAACCCAGATCGACCTGAAAGAAAAACAACTCCAGCTCTCTTGCTTGGAAGCTTGACTCATGCTGCAATTTTAGAACCAGATGATTTAGAGAATCAATTTAGTCCTTGCCCTAATAAAAAATTAAAGGCAGGGAGAGAAGAAGCTGAACGTCTTAAAGAAAAAGGAATCACTCCAGTACAAGAGGACCAATGGGAACTCGCAATGGCGATGAGGGATTCTGTCTATGGAGATAAAGAAGCAAAAGCCTTGTTGTCAAAAGGAGTTGCAGAAAAGTCATGGTGGAGTGTTGATGAATCAACAAGCCTTGATATAAAAGCCAGAAGTGATTGGTTTACTGGAACTACAATTGTTGATTTAAAAACCAGTCAAGGAGGAGTAGATCCAAAAGAGTTTGCTAAAACAGTTGCTAACTTTCAATACCATATTCAAGCTGCTCATTATTTAGAAGTAACAGGGGCCGATAGATTTATTTTTCTAGTAGTTCAGAAGCAGTGGCCATTTGATGTTGGCTTATATGAATTAGATAATGACAGTATTGATTTAGGCTTAAGAGAAAGAAGAAAAGCATTAGATCAAATTAACGAATGTCAGATTTCAGATCACTGGCCAGGCCATAGTGATTCTGGAGTCCAAAGCCTCACGCTTCCACGTTGGGCATTCCCATCAACCCCTAATTAAATGAAAGAACTTTATCAAGCACTCCAAAACTTTCAAAAGCAATGCCCTTCTTTAGCAAGAAGTAAAGAGGGTTATAACTATCAATACACTCCACTGGAAGAAATGCTTTCAGTAATCCAACCTGTATTGCACCAGAACGGATTGCTTTTAATTCAACCTCCTACTTCAACTTGTGACGGTGTTTCAATTATTTTGACTCGTTTGATTCATGTTGATTCAGGGCAAGAAATCACAAGTGAGCTTCCTATCTTTTTGCCTGAAGATATGGGTAACAAGCCGATGTTTACATGGGGAGGAAGTCTGACCTACGGGCGCAGATATGCCATCAAAATGCTGTTAGGAATTGAACCTGATATGGATACAAATACAGAAGAAGTCGAAGTAATTGAAAAGAAAAATAAACCCGCAGCCAAGACAGCACCACCACAGAGAGAAGGAGGAGAAGCGTTAGCTAAACAATTTATTGCTTATATAAAAAACAATCCAACCAAGATCCCAGAAGTAAAAAAACGTTTAGAAGATAATTGTCAGCAAGGAAAATTAAACGAAACACAAAAAGATCAAATAATGGAAGTGATCTTAGAAGTAGAAGATAAATGATTGAATATTTATCACAATATGAACTCGCTGATCGTTATCACATGTCAATTGACACGTTACGAATGTGGAGACATTTAACAAGAAAAGGAACTCCCAAGGGACCACCCTGGGAGGAATATCGACCTTTTGGCCGTCCAGGCGGTCCACATATTCGGTATCAATTAAAAGATGTTGTTGAGTGGGAAACTACAAACAACATTACAATTCCAACCCCAACTAATTAATTAATCATGGAATCAGCTTTTACAGCAAAATTTAAACTCTTCCCAAATAAAAAAAGAAAAACAGGAAAAGATTGTGATCGTTATTTGATCATTGATTGGACACCAGCAGAAGCTCGCAAAGCTGCCGAATGGTTAGTCAAGCAAGCAGATGCAGCAGACATGCCAGGAGGATCGACCTTCCGTCAATACACTTCTAAGACTGATTATGAAGAAGTCCCAGGTTTTGCAATGTGGGGTTCTCAATGGTCGGTCAATCCTGATTCTGAAGAAGAATGGGAAGATGGCAGAGGAAACATTTCCGCTAGAGCTTAAACATGAAAAAGCCCCTCAAACGAGGGGTCTTTCTTTCCAATGCAGACCCTACGGTGGGTCTTTTTTTATGGTAGCGAGTACAAACTAAAAAAACCCTAGTAGCAAGCAAACTAGAGGCTTTAAAGTTCAGGCAAAATCGGACGGGCTCCCTTTCTAATTGCCTAAGTTAGAAGGTCCACATCAGAGAGAGGTTAGTTAACTTGGTTTTTCTCCAAGCGTGCTAACTCCGATCTTTGCCAATATTATAGCCCAAACATTTTATGAAGCCAAGTTTTTTTTACAACGGGTGTAGCACAAGCCAGCTTTGCCTTTAGAACATGGATCTCCTGTAAACAACCCGCAATGAATCGGCATTGCTCATGGTTCTGTCTTGTCATAGCTTCTCCATACCTTTTTAAATAGTCCATATCTTGCGAAGCATGAACGGCTCGGATTTCTGTTTCCATGCTCAATTCTTCTTCTAAAGTTGGAGTCATATTTTCAACTAATTCCATTAACATGGAAAACTCTGGAGGAACTTGAGACATGCTTTTCTTTTAGTTCTAGCAATCTTTTCTGCCAATTTCCATGCCTAGCCTGTTGCTCTCTTAGTTCTTTGCAATGAGGGCAGTTACACAATTCCATCAAAGCCTTCCAAGTCTTCTGCTTTTGCAGAAAGACCCGTATAGATTCCATGAAACGGGTTAGGAGAACCATCTTTCAATGTAGGTCTATGCCGTCCATCTAAAATATATAGCCTTTCTAATCTGAGTACTCTTTGACGGTCTTCTTCTAACCATTCGGTCTTATACATACTCATTGAAGTTTTAATGTTCGATTAGGCCATATCCTAGCTTCTATAAAGTCAACATCTTCAATAGTAAGACTGTTGTTATTTTGTTCGGTAGCAGATTCAAGAACCCAAAGCGTGAAGCGTTTACCTTGGTTACTGCTAAAAAATAATTGTTTCATTGGTGGAATATATCTGAAAACGACTAGACTTGTTTTGTAATTTACCAATTTAGCAAGTAAGTTATTAACCATCGAGGTGGGACTTGATGTATCAGGGAAGCCCCTAGTTTCTTAGAGGACGCTAGGGGTTTTTCATTGCCCACGCCAATTACGAGGTCTAATTGAATCAAGCCTTACTAATTCTTTATCTATAGCGTTTAAACGGTGAAAAATTTCTCGAATGTCTCCTTGGCGTTTATTAGAGCGATTGCCAAGAACCATAAGCAAGGCTGACACCATAGCACCAATTAACGCAGCAATTACTTCATTCATGTACGTTAGGCCATGTTCCTTGTTGAATCCTAATCCATTCCTTTTGAGCTTCTATTAAATCAGGCTTTGATATGTCTGGATCATTGATCAAACTCCATAATTCAATCCTCTTATTTATAGATTCAACGCTTATTCCATAACTTTTAGAAATAATCTCTTTCTGCTCTTGGCTTAGGAATTTCATTACTTTTTAACCATTTG